GCACGAAGAGATACTACAAAATTAAAGATCCGTTGCTTGTCACAGCGTTGACGTTTGTTCCACCTACTAATCTTGGCTTCATGCGTCTTCTGACAGCACCAAAGACATTGTTTACTCGTGCAATTACAATGGCTCCACCATTCATGGCGGCTAACTTATTTAGAGATACGCTTCAGGCACGTGTTCTTTCTAACGCGAAGACAATCCCGTTCTTTGACACGACGAAGGGTCTGTACGCATCTCTCAGGAACACTCAGGGAGCTAAAGATCTTCAGGCTGGTGGTGGTTCTACAACGAACAACTACGACTCGTCGAGTTTAAACAAATACAAGAAGTTGACTGGATCGAAGTCTAATCCATTCATGGTTGTGCTTGGCAATGCTTGGGGTGCTTTAGAAGCTATTGGTAACGCGACAGAAGTTGCCAACCGAATTGCTATTCGCGAGGCAAAGCTTAAGTCTGGTGCATCTCTGGGTGACGCAAACTTTGAAGCACTTGATATCATGGACTTCTCGTTGCGTGGATCAAACGTAATCGTAAACTTCATGATTTCGACAGTGCCATTCCTTAATGCACGTCTGCAGGGTATGTATAAGCTGGGCCGTGCTGGTTTCAGTAAAGAGAACCGTGCCAACTTCCTACTCATGGGTTCAATGTTTGCACTGGCATCGCTTGGTCTTGCTGCTATGAACGAAGACGACGAACGTTATAAGAAAGAAACGAACGTATCAAAAGACAACTACATTCATATCTATCTTGACAAAATCCTGCCAAAGGAAGCTCTAATCGCCGCTGGTATCGATAAGTGGACTGAAGACTTCCATATTGCATTGCCAAAGCCGTTTGAAATCGGTGCAGTCTTCATGACCATTCCAGAGCGTATGTATGGCGTGTACAACGGAACGCAACAGGCAAAGGACTTGAGGGATTCTGTCTGGGGTATCGTTGGTACAACATTCAAGATGCATCCCGTGGAAATGATTCCGTACCCTGCTAAAATTGCAGCAGAGCAGATCATGAACGTTGATTTGTTCAGGAAGCAGGATATTGTCCCGGATTACAAGAGAGCACCGGGCTTTGAAGAGGCTGAGTATAAATACGACACCCCCGAAATACTCAAGGCTTTCTCTCAGGCTGTTAAAGACAACACGGGCGTTGGTATCTCGCCACTAAGGGCAGAGAAACTTATTCGCGACTTTGCTGGAACGTTTGGTGAATACTTCATGATGGCTGGTGATATGGCTTACCGTGAAATGAATGGTATGCCACAGCCTATCAATAAGAGTCTTCTTGAAAGTGTGACTGGTCAGAGTCGGTTTGTTAAGACAAACTCACCTGCATATACACAGCACGAACAAGACTTCTACAACCTATCTAAGGACATCAAGAGCATCGTAAGGGTTCTTGATACCTTCGATAAGGAAAGCCCTGAAAAGGCAGAGAAGTTTAGAGAAGCCAATGATGCATATCTTCGTATGGAAAAGGAAGCTAACAAGGTAAGTAAGCAACTTGCAGATCTACGCAGTGCAAAGGAACAGATCTACAGAGAAGGTGGCCCTAATGCAGAAGCTGAGATCAAAGCAATTAATGCTGATGAAAATGAACTAACAAGAGACTTTATGATTGAATTCAGGGAAGTTGAGAAAGAGTACTGATGTCGTTGTTTAAACGCTCTTGTGGAATCCACCAAGAGTCTTTGTTCCAGTAAGCTTCTGTCTTCGCGTCTTTACCACTGACCCAACCCTTGATCTCATAGAGAAGTTCATTGTGCGCGATGACGAGAATGTAGTTGTCTAATTCACTGTCTGGCTTACGTACAATCAGATGTGCTTTTGGATGAGCAGAACTACGCACTTGCATATCTGCCCCAAGGTCAGCTTCCTTGCCAACGTTTACAGAAAATCCCCAGTATTTACCAAGGTGTTTTGCTAACGCCATCTCGGCTGCAGCACCCTGAATATCTGTCTCCCAGTAGGATGTTCTAGCTGTGAACTTCTTGCTGTGAAGCCCACGATCAATTGACTCAATACGTCTATCAACCCCAACCATAGCCGCCTGTTTCAGTTCGAACTTTGTTAGATTAATAAACATCTGATACCCTTGTAAAAAAATGCGGAGAATAAGTGTTCTATTCTCCGCATTAAGTTTAAACCCATGAACAGCAGGATGTTCTAAAAAAGGAAAAACAAAACATCCTCAGAAAGGGATATCATCATCCATTGGTGTTGTCACAGGTTGGCTAACGGGATTGTTGGTAACTTCACGGAAGCTAATATTACCAGCAAGATATGCATTGCCATTCTTGTCTGCCTGAAGCCAAAGAGACATACCATTCTTTGGATCTGACATCATGTTAGTAAACCCAGCTTCGATTGGGCCACTGTAGTGAGGAGCCTTCTCGTTGTCAGACTTGGTTGGAAAGATTGCACCAATCTTTACATACACTTCGCTGACAGTCTTACCCTTGGCAGTGACTGCATCGACGATGACTGACTTAAGCTCAACACCGTTGACGTTGATACGACCAGCCTTTGTAACACTCTCCTGACCGCGTGGTTCAAAGAGAGCGATTTTGTTCGTGTTATCATAGTTGCTCATTTTTAAGCTCCATCAATTCTTTATGTGTTGTTGCGTAATCTTTTTCTAGCATATCGAACCTTTTTTTCCAGTAGTTATTCAAATCTCTCCACATTTCAAAAACATGTTTGATATCTCCGAACAGCCTTACAACAGCCCAGACACCCATAACAATCCATGCAACTTCTACTAGATTACCCGTATTGGCAATTGTAATCATTTTTTCGACTCCAAACGTAGTTTAGTTGACTCTGCAGTTTTAGTTACGTGCTCGAAGAGTGACAAGTCTGCCTCACCAATTTTCATGATAGTTTCAGTGTTATCCCCAACAAGTCTTTCGTATGAAGGAGTGTCAGGGCATTTCTCCAGCTTCGAGATAAAAGACTTAGCCCACTCGTCATACTTCTTACCAGTAAGAGGAATTGTCCAAGATCCTGTCTTTGGTTTTACATTATGTACAACAGGAGCCGGAACTGGTGCTACTGGTGCAGGTGCTTGTACATGTACAGGTTGTGGACGTGGAGCGTTAGGAACGGCTGATGCTGCATTTGCATCGTCATCCTCTGCGGCAACTCCCACGATAGCCATGATTGTGTACCTACGAGCGTAGGTCATAGCAGAGCCGTAACCCTGCGGGTCTTGCTTCGTGGATATGATTGGATACCGTCCAGATATGGACTGACCACTCTTATGCAACAACGCAGTACATAGCAAAGTAACACCGTCAACATATTCAGTGGTCTGAACAATGGCTAGATCATTGTCAGCAAGTGGTCCACGAATAGAATCAAGTACTGACCCAAGGTCAGCGTACTTAGACTTGAAGAACGGATTAGCTTTGTCCTTCGATACGTTACTAAGTGTCGCCTGTGCTTTTGCCAGTGCTGCCGCGATTAAATCAATTGTAGGTATGTCTTCCATTATATGCTCCATATGTTACTTGCGATGTAGCGAGACTTCTCATCCCATCTAAACCCGTTAATGTCTCTGGGTGTGAAAAGCTCGAATAGTTCCGCCCAGTCGTATCCAAGTGCCGTCTTAATAGATCTCACTGTAGACTTCAACCTATTCATTCCGGTTGTGTATTGATCTCCCGTGAGTGTAAACATGTCAAACTTCTTTGGTGTCGAGTAAACACACATGATTGGTTTGCCAGTCACATACTGATAGAAAGACATCTGCTCAACGTGAGGCTCCTTCATAGAAGAAGGACATCTCCCAGTCGTCTTTAGATCAATGTCGTATCCCTCAAACTGAAAGTCGATGAATCCAAGGAATGGTACTCCTTCGATTTCACCAATAACTTCTTTTTGAAAGGTAGTGTATTTGCTTTCACCAAGTTCTTTCTTGATGTCAAAGCACGTAGATACGTAAGATGGAATGTCATTGTATTCTTTCAGATCATCTGGAAACATTGGCTCACCTCTTGCACGTATAAACGATCTACACGCAACAAGAGCAGTCTGCTCCATTGTCAGATTGAATCTCCAAGACATTGCAAGTGCGTGTTCGACGGACAAACCACGCTGTGCCGCCGCTCCACTTTTTGTTCTGTACTTGTAGTCAGGGTGATGTTTTAGAATCCATAAAGATGGTTCTTCGCGGTACAACTGAATGTCGGACACCGACCCGCGATAATCAAATAAGCTCATTTTACCTCCTGCGTTGTTATGTTTCGTAGCACATATTTCTAACAAGTCAAACATAAAAATGATCTTGTTAGCCATCTGTTGCGGCTTATAAAAACAAGTGTTAGCGTCCACTTAATGTAGAGTTTAGGAGAATTAAATTGGTTAATACATATGATGTTGGTCACCTTCGTAGACTACTTAAGAAGTATCGCACGAAGACTCTGATTAAATACTATGAAGGATTCATTTTCTATGATCGTGAACATGATGAAAACGTAGACCTAATTGCAAAAGAAGCTTGGCAACTTTATGAAGAGGGCTTAGTACATCTGTTGCAAAAGAGGATTGGTGAATGCGCGTATATATACTACGTTGTTAAACGATGAGTTTTCTCAATCTAGAGATTCTTCGTGACATCTTTCCACAGAAGAATACAAAGATAGGCCCAGAAGATACACAGTGTGTTGCCTTTGTCGAATGGCTCAGGAAGGCAACACGATCAGGTAATGTACGCGCTGTTTGGTTTCATGTACCAAACGAAGGACGCAGATCATGGAAGCAAGGGACACTACAACGTGCAAAAGGATTATGCCCCGGAACACCGGACTACATCTTCATATGGGAAGGCGGTAGTTTGGCATTGGAGTTTAAAAGCCCATCAGGAAATCAGACCAAGGGGCAACGTGAGTTTGAAAAGTGGTGTGCTCACGAGAATATTCCATACTATCTTGTTAGGTCTTCAACTCAGGCCCAAGATTTAATTATGGGAAATGATCAAATCTGGTTTGACTGATTAGTCTATTCGTGTTTTAAAGTGCCATACTGATTTGGAGTATGACACATGGATAAATTTGAAGAGTTCTGGAAGGCGTATCCATCAAGGAACCCTCACGCTAATCCTAAGAAACCAGCCCACACTGCATTTCTTCGTGCCATCAAGCGTGGTGCGACTGCTGACGCTTTGATTAAGGCGGCACATGGCTATGCACAGTATGTGAAGGCACACGGCGTCAAGAGTATGTACGTTGCGATGTCTACAACGTTCCTCAATCAGGACAGGTATGATCAGTACGAAGATCAGAAGAAGCTTGTAACGATGGAAGATATCCTCAATGGCAACTGAACAGGAAGTCGTTGATATAATCATCAAGCCAATGATCTCGTTCTATCGTGCTCCTGATGGAATGAATGGCGACACAGATAAACTCATAGCTGTGAAGACGCAGTTCGTCAGGGCGTTGTCACCGTACACGACAAGAGCGTTAGAAAATGCATGGGATCGTGTCATCAGTAGACACTATGGTTGGGAATGGCCTACGCTACAGGAAATTGTAAGAGAGGCATCACTATGCAGTTGAAAGCAAAAGAAGTCGCAAGGCTTCTCTCTCATAACGGTAGGGTACAAGCAACAGCGGGTGGGTTTCTCACCAACTGTCCCGGCCCGAACCATAAGAATGGCGATAGGAATCCAAGCCTAAATATCACAGAGCGTGATGGCAAGTTGCTTTGGAAGTGCTACGCAGGTTGTGATCAGATGGCTGTCAAAGAAGCCATTGAGAGAAAGGTTCCTACATTGGCAGAGCCTATGGATAAACAGCCTGTCGTACAGGCAACAACAGCCAATATCGACCGTAGCAACTCAAAGGTAAATGAGTACTTCGCGAGTCGTGGTATTGGCGAGGCAACGCTCTACACATTCAGAATTGGTTGGGACAAAGACCAAAAGGGATATGCGTTTCCATACTACAGCGATGGTGAGTTGAAGCACGTCAAGGTGCGTAGACCAGACAAGACTTGGTGGCAGACACCCGGTGGTGGTAAGCACTACTATAACATTGACGGCATTACACCAGACGAGCCTATCTACATTGTAGAGGGTGAGATCGATGCCTTGAGTGTCTTCGAGGCTGGGTTCAATAACGTGATCTCTGTGCCGAATGGGGCAGGTGTATCAGATAAGATACACCCTGAGTTCATCAGCAATTCATTCGGTAAACTGCAGGACGCGACAAAGATCATCATAGCTGTAGACAGCGATGAGAAAGGTCTTAAGCTTCGTGAGTCCATTGCAAAGATCTACGGACGCGACAAGTGTTGGTTTGTTGACTGGCCTGAAGGTACTAAAGATGCCAACGATGTTCTCGTTGCTCATGGTCCAATGGCCCTCATTGAGTGTTTAAACGAGGCAAAGCCATTCCCAATCCGTGCACTGCAGTCTGCTTCTCAGTACACGAAGGATGTGTTTGATCTCTATCATCACGGCAAGGAACGTGGAATGTCCACGGGTTATACCAGTGTTGACGAATACTACACGGTAGTGCCGGGGGAATTGGAAGTAGTCACGGGTATTCCTTCGAGCGGCAAGACAAACTGGATCGATCAGATCTGTGTTAATCTATCGGAACAGTATGGCACAAAACATGCAGTGTGTTCGTTTGAGAATCCAATGGCACAGCATCTGTCAATTCTTGCAGAGAAACGTGCAAAGAAGTCATTCGTTGGATACAACGGTGCAAGGATCAACGAGTATGAATTGAGTGACGCCATTAAATGGATCGATGAGCACTTCATCTTCATTCGCTTTGATGATGACACCGCACCTACCGTAGACGCTATTTTGGAACACGCACGTGTGGCGAAGATCAGGTACGGCATCACAACACTCGTCGTAGATCCGTGGAACTATATCGAACAAGCTAGGAAGTCATCACAGAGTGAGACAGAGTACACGTCTGAAGTACTGTCGAAGCTCAGGATATTTGCACAGAACTATGACGTTCACGTATGGTTAGTTGCACATCCACCAAAGCTACAGAGGGACAAGGATGGACAGATCAATGCACCGACCGGATACGACATCTCAGGATCAGCACACTTCTACAACAAGGCAGACGTGCTTACTGTCGTGCATCGTAATGCAACAGTCGCACCGCAGAATGTCGAGTTGATATGGAGAAAGGTACGCTTCAAGATGACAGGAACCCCCGGTCATATCATGGTGAGGTATAACCTTGCTACGGGATGTTATGAGGACAATCATGGATAAAGTTGATTTAATGTTGAGACTTGCTAGTCTTACGTCGTCGAAGAGCGATAGCCCGAAAAAGATTATCTCTATCATGGGTCCAGTGTTGCCAATGCCTGACGAGTTTTTGACAGTTGAGGAATTCAACGAGGCACGGATTGAATGGAATAAAAAAATGCAGTCTTTGATTGAAAGTGTTGAAAGAATAGAAAGACTAAAGGGGGATTGACCCCCTTAGTTTCTTCGTGTGTGGTCAGCTTGAAGCATTAGTAATACTTCATTCGGTATTCTTCCTATTGGTGCTATGAAGGAATTAAGTGACTGTAGGTTAGATATGTAACCTATGTCTTCAGAGCTATCACCTAGAATAGCATTAAAATACGCATTGTATAACTGAGCAATCCTGAAGTCGTCTGTTGTGTTCATGATTAGATTAGTTATTTTTTCATTCCACTTCAGCAGTGGGCTATTGAATGTCTTCACATAATAACCTTTATGAGACTCGTCGTATCCAACATGAACGGTAATATGTTCTATATTTGATGGCACTTTGTATTCACTCACCTTCAAGCTCCTTTATATATACATTCACTCACCTTCAAGTTCCTTTATGTCTACATAGAAATGATTGCTGTAGAAACTTGCCGAATGTGTTTTCTCTTTTGGATATCCTTGTGATACCATCCAGTCGATCATACTGTCAGGTACAGGATTAGGAACAGGCTTAGGGAAACCGTATTTCCATCCAGATGGTGGATCTACCATATGAACTAGGCTGTGATTTTCAGGATGCCTATCGTACTTGTGAGTAGACTTGTTCTTGAGTGGAATCTTCTTCGCGTTAGACATGGTTTTGTTTACGCTTTTAATCGCCAACATTGCTACTCTCCTTGCGTTGCTGTTCCAGATGTTTGTCAAGGATCAGACTGATTTCTTTCACGAGTTGATTATATCTCTTTTCTTCCTGCTTTGACATAGGCGTCAGAGCAAAGTCATCAGCCATTATCCAACACAAAGATATAAACTCTTGTAGCATTGGATTCATTTAGTAATCTCCATTTTCAAGATCTTCTATGATTGACATAAGTAATCCTATCACCAAAGACGCTAGTATCATCAGTAGCGCACACGCTATCTCTATGTCCATACTATCTCTCCATCAAGAGTTCCAACACAAGATTAATAAAGTAGGCGATAGTTATTCCCCAAGACAATCCTACGGAAACATATAATATTTTTTTAATAGATTTTTCACTCATTGGTATCTCCAAGCAAAACACGTGCAAACTGCCTGACATAATTAGGTACGCTAACGTCATCGCTGTCCGCTATACACCCTAACCCTCTTCTCATGATATCAAATTCTTTTGCTATATCCCAATATCTAGTCCAATACATTTTGCTTTGCGTTCGTAACAGTTCAATATCGGCGGCGGCTTCATGTGCAATATAATCAAATGGCGGCTCGTTATATTCACGTAAACGTTCAACAAGGTCCGTCATATCAAAACCTTTCCGCACCGACCATGCGTTGTACTGTAAGTTGTGATAGTTTCACCAAGCGCGTTTTCGACATAGATTTTTGCCCATCGCCACGCCATACAGTCTTTGGACATGCAGTTTTCCATGCCATAGTATGGGCAGACTTTCTCTTCCGCTTCTTTTGGCGTTATGTAATGTGGATTGTTATTTATTTCGGATATCATTACTCAATTCCCATCTAAGTTATCGCCACGATCATCAAGACGTGGGCCTTCATCGTACAATGTTTTTTCCTTTAATTCATCAATAGCATAATCGGTAACAACCTTTGCATGGCTCTGCCATGATTGACCATTAAGGGGTTGCAAGATTGAGATAAACGCCAACGAACCACGCAGTCTTTGTACCTCAGCCTTCAGCTTATCGTATTCAGTTTTAGCATAATCGTAGTGCATCTGTAGGTCTGAGTTAGCCAACCTCAACCGCTCGATCTCGTCGGCAGCTCCTGAAGCAAACTTCTCTGCTCCGGCTACTGTCAAAAATCCATGTCTCAACCGTTCAACGATATCCATCACGAAGTTCCTTTTTAATTTCTCTTTTGACGGCCCTGCGCTCTGCGCTCCAGAATACTTTCTTCCAGTCTTTCAGATGATCCCACCACTGCGGCGCAGATGTGAGGATGCCCTTCTTCTTTGTTGCCATCACTCTGGTTCCTTCCGTTCAAGTTCTTTGATGGCGTAGTCTTTTATTTCTCTTGAATGTTCTTCCCATGTCTGCCCATCAAGCGGATTTGCCATCGCGATAAATTGCAATGATCCACGAAGGTTTGAATTATCTAACCGCAACCGCTCGATTTTGTTGGCGGCTTCATGCCACGGCCCCATGAAGTTAAGAACGCGCAGCCTATATACAATATCTTCATCCATCACTTATACCCCACTAGTGCGTTAACAACGATTTCATAAGTCTTGTCGTTGATCTCTCGCTCACTGTATTCATCGCCGCTATTGTGCAGCTCGTATATCTGATCTAGCCCTATGCGGAGCCGCGCCGCCATTTTTGACAGATTGTGGATAGTTTTAGTGTGTTGCATTTCGGCGTTCCGCAACCGCTCAATCTCGTTGGCGGCATCATTCCGCAGCTTCACGATCTCGGTCTTATATAAATGATCGTGCATAGCCATCATCGCATTAGAAAACCACGCAATCATGTATCCTTCATCACGGAACGCAGCGCGATCCATAACCTCTGTTGTCTCAATAAAAAACTTAGCCCATGCTTGAGCATCAGGGCTATTGTGTATGTTCCTGTCGTAATCCATCACTCTTTCTCCATCATTATAATGGCAATAATTAATGGTGCTATACAAATAAAAGCTGCGAATAGGTATTCATTTTCTGTCATCACTCTTTCTCCTTTAGTGCTTCCTCGGCGATCTCATTTGGATAGCTATCTGCATCCCAACAGCCATCACCTCCCCAGTTGCTACTGTTCGCAATGCGTTCCAACGCTTCCCGCAACCGCTCGATCTGTTTCCGCGCATCGCTGAATGCGTTCAAAGTATTTCTAATTTGCTTTTCCAATTCAAAAATCAAATCGTCGATGGTGTCACCATGCCCTGTCGCCAGTCCACATCGGATCATCATTTGAGATAATTTTTCGGTGTCCTTTTGCTGAAGGGCTGATTGCTGAAGGGCTGAACGCCACCGTGAAATCATGGTTTCTCCCGTGGGCGTCAACGCATGACAATCCTGATCGGCAAATTCAATCGCTTCCGACAAAGCATCCCGCAACTGCTCATTCTCTGTTTTCAATTTGTTGTATTCATCAACAAGATTAATTGTCTCAACGGTTTCCATCACTCTTTCTCCGTCTTGGCGAGTTGATCTTCGATCCATTTCTTGAGGATCTGCTTGGCAGGATTAACGATCTCCTGAACATCATCACTCTTTAATGCTGTCTCACCGTACTCGGAAGCAGCAATCATCATAATCGTATCACGTGTTGGAATAACGATTGCAGGTATGATCATGACAGAGAAGATTATTAGTGTTCGCCGAAAGATCTTAATCCAAAAATCCATATAAGACTTTTCATTTCGTGCATATCGAGCAAGGTCTTCCCCTTCGCGTTCAGAGATAACAAATTCTGAACGATAATGTAAGTATGCTATACCTGAGATAACTATCACTAAACAAGATAAGGTTGCCGATATAGCAAAGAAACTACCTAACTTTGGTATCACGTCTGCTATGTAAATTATGATCGATAGGTTATTCATTAGTAGTCTCCATTCTCAAGGTTGGCTAGAACAATATTAAGTGCAGCACGGGCCTTATCTCCACGATCTTCTTCAATGATCGCGTCTACTGCTGGAGCATCAATTCCCCACTCTGCATAAAATCGCAACGCTTCCCGCAACTGCTCAATAATCTTTTTGGAATCTTTCAAGATATTATCTTCTCTTTGATCGCCGACCCAAAAGTCTTCCGTTTTTATCGCTGCGTCTAACCGTTCAATAATGTCCATCACTCATCCTCCTTCAGTGCGGCATACGCAAGAGCCTGACCATGACCAGATCCTTCCTCTGCGATTTGTTGCAAAACTTGCTTCAGCCGATTGTTTTCTTTGACAAAATAATCAACCAACTCAATCATCATTTTCTTTTCCAACATCAAGCGGTTGATGGTGGTTTCTGTTTCCTGATCCATCACTCTTTCTCC